CCGCTATGGCAGGCACATCAAGACGCGGCTAAGTTCGCGTCTTATTGTCCACATGGCGGAGTCGGATCCTACCCAGGTTTGTAACCGGGGTAAGACCAGACACCGTGGTGGCGATCGTCACCCAGAACAGATGGTTTGGACGGCCATCTGGTCTGCGTTGGTCCATTCTGGATGGGATAAGTACATGGCGTGCTGGTACCTTCACCGCTGGGCAGTTCGAACCTTCCGGGCAACCGGTTGGCTCGAGCTGGCCCGGCGTGTGAAAGCACTTTGCGGCGCCATCCGTTCCGCCGCGCTCCGGGCGCCGCCAGAAGATGTTCACGGGGTCCCTAAAGACCTCGTGGCATTCTTCTGTCGGCTTGCCTGGCAACGCGGCAGAGACGGCTTCGCATTCTCCCGTGCCGCTCGTGGCCTTCCCCGTCCTCCGGTTTCGGAGGCGAAGGAGGCCATTTTGGCGGCTCGGAGGGTTGCGGAGGTACCTTACCCCGCATCGGACTGGGCTCTCAGTGCCCTGGAGGCTCATATCCTCTCTCGAACGAGAGGCTATGGTTCCCTCCGAGTTCCTGAGAGCCTCCCTTCGTCGACAGCCGGCTGCTTCGAACTTTCGGGCTCGAAGGGTGGTGTGGACGAGCACCTTAGGATCTGCGGTCGACTCGCGATCTCGATGCTTTCTGTTGGTCTCATGGTGATATCTCCGGACGAACGGTGCGATTTCGCGCTCCAGTCCGGGGAGTGGTTCACCAGCCAACAGGTCACAGAGAGATTCGGGAAGTTCTCTCAAGACTCTCTCGGGCGTTTCTGCCTTCGGTCTGTCTTGAGAGTCGGCCGTGGATCCTTGGGTTATGATGCCTCTCTCAGGTGTTGTGGTGTCCTTGAGGCGCGCCGGTCTCGTTGGGTCATGCAAACTCGGAAGGGTTTCCTTGGCTCCAACGTACGGGCGTCTGTGGTCCAAACACCTGGCCTCAAGAATCGCGTGGTTGGGGTTCCCCCCTGTCTCGCGTTTGTTGAGGGCGACTGGACCCGTCGTTCGGGTTACCTCCTTGCGCCTTCGCACAAGGAGCCAACCGACGAGTCTCTCTCGCGTAGTGGCATCCTTCGCCGACGTCGTGGATGGTCGTATGTTTCCGCGGATCTTTCCAAGGCAACAGACGGTCTTTCTCACGACGTCGTGCGGCTCGTCCTGACCACGCTCCACAGGGCGGGTCTCGTTAGATCCTCGGATCTCGAGCTTGCCCTGTGGGGTATGGGGCTGTCGGCTGCATCCCACTGGTGGGCTGACGGTGGCGTCAGGTGGGTTGCAAGAAGGGGCAGTCCGATGGGCACTCCTCTCAGCTTCGTGGTTCTTAGTTGGGTTAACGACTGGTTGACCGCAGCGTTTCCACTGCGGGTGACCCACGGGGACGATGCTGTAGGCTACTCTCTGAATCCTCTTGAGGATCTCAGGGAGTACTCTATCGCGGCCGTCTCCGTTGGAGCGTCTGTTAACGTTTCCAAGTCGTTTGTCTCTCAGAAAGCTTTCACTTTCTGCGAGGTTGCGGCTTGGCCAACACGGAACCCGAGGCGGATGGCTGTGGTCGTGCCCCCTTCGTGCCCGCCCCCAGGTCTCGAGGCTCCGATCGCTTGCGATCAGAGGCTCGGTAGACGCTGGGCGCGTCGCTCGGAAAGGGTTATGACCACCCTCTTCCCATGGCTTGCGAAGTCCCCCCAGACTCACCTTCCGGTTGAGCTTGGTGGGCTTGGCTACATGGGCAGAGGTCTTTGCGTGTCTACGGCGATTCGTTGTCGGTTGGCTTCCGCGGTTTCCCGCGGTGTGCCTCTTGACGACGCTCGCCGCATTCTTGCGAAGAAACCATTCAGAGAGGAGGGCCTCTTCCCTCGTCCTCTTGCACAGACTCCTCGAAACCCCAAGGTGATCGAGACTGCCCTCCGTAGAAAGAAGGCAGTTCTCAACCGCTTTGTTGGTCGTGGAGAGGAGTCTGTACGTCTCGCTGATCTCATCATCTGGGAGAATCAATCCGCTGTTGCGGACTACTTCTCTTATGGTGAGCGGACTCAGCGAGTGAAGGACTCGGGAAGACCAAAATGGACCAAGGGGAAGCTTTTCCGGACTCGTACCGTTGTTCCTCGCGTGCGACCTCTTTCTAAGAGGCACGGGGCAACTTCGGTAGCGAAGCTCATCGACTCTCTCAAGTCGATTGAGGTGAAGCTTCCAGGTGACGTAGCTGCTAAGATCCTTGGGAGATCCAAGCGTTCGAGCCGTATTACTACTGCC